CGAGATGACCGAAGCCGAGCGCCGTACCGCCGACGCGCTCGCCCGCAAAGTCGGATGGATGCAATGAGCCGCTGCCCACTCTGCGCCGGCACCGGCACACTCGCCGCCGAGCTCGTCGAATCGAACATCACCGAACTACCCGCCAGCACCTCCACCGTCTGGGACGCATCAGGCAAACAGACGCTCCGACAACTCCTCCACGTCCTCCACCAATGCGTCCTCGACGACGACGCACGCCGAGCAGAGAACCGCCGCGCACAAGCCCAGCAGAACCGACGAGGCAACGGCGGCCGATTCACCCCACCCACCAGCGGTCCAGACCCCGCCGCAGCAAGGAGGCCGATGAGGACATGACCACTACAGCGCGACCAACGACCTACAAAGGCATCCCAATCCGATCCCGCGAGCAGGGGTGAACGCATGGCGTTCGTGCGGATCGATCAGGAGTTCTATGACCATCCAAAGTGGGCGACCGCACCGGGTGACTCCATCGCGCTGTGGGTCGCCGCGATGGCCTGGTGCAACCGAAACGAATCCTGGGACGGGTACATCCCCGCGAACAAGCTCGCCGGACTCGTCAACGTGCGCAACGTGAAGCGGACCGTCGCCGATCTCTGCGATCGAGTCGCCTTCAGCGTGCACGGTGAGGGCTACCTGATCCACGAGTATCCCGAGTACCAGCAGAACGAGAAGGTCCGCAAGCTCCGCGATACCCGCTCCGAGGCAGGCAAGAAAGGGGCCGAGTCACGATGGCGAAGTCATGGCAAACCGATGGCAAACGCCATAGCAAACGCATGGCAAACGCATGGCAACGAGAATGCCCCGGTTTCCGGTTTACCGGTTTTGCTAAAGACTCCTCCAACCACCACCACCAGCCACCGCGATTTGCCATCGGCGGTGGCGGTGGTCAAGGCGATTGTCGATGTCGAGTTCGCCGGATGCCAGCGCCGAGGCATCGTCACGCACCCAGCCCCGTACCGAGCCGGCATCCAGACCCGAGTCGAACGCGACACCGGACCGGCACTCGATGCGGCCCTCGCTGACAACCCGTCGCTCACACCCAGTGAGCTGGGCGAACGCGTGCTGAACGGTCATCCCCAGCGACTCGACATCCTCGACGCCCTCGAGGCGAACCCGTGATCGCCGATCAGATCGAGCGGCTCATGAAACGCATCGTCGACACCTGGCCGGACGGCCGATGGCCCGCCGGCACCGTCACCGAGTGGAAGAAAGACCTCGCACGACTCGACCACGACGACGCCGAACTCGCCCGACTGACGCTCAAAGACTCGTGGGAACACACCACACCGCCGACGTTCGGACTGTTCCTTTCGACCTACCAAGCACACGCCAGACGGCGCGCGATCCTGCGCGAAACCGAGCGACCGGCTGAGGAGTGGAACGGGCCGACCGACGGCGCCCGCCGTGAGATTGCGGCGATACGAGACCGGCACGGCTGGACGAGACCGGCCGAACTGTGACCCGCCCCAACGACCGCCTCGTCCACCTCGGCCGGACCCTCATCGACCACTACGCCCTCGCCGCCGAACAGGCCTACGAGCACCTCGCCCGCCAACGCGCCCTCTGCGACGGCTACCCCGCTCGAGGCGAAACCGCCGGCCGCGGCACGGCCACGAGCTCGTCGACCGAAGGCGCCATCGTGAGCGCCGAACATTTCGACGAGCAGACCGCCCGCCTCCGCCACGCCATCAACGCCGTCGATACCGCGACGGCGACCCTCGGCCACGTCATCGGCGACGTCCTCCCACCCACCACCGTCCAGACGAAACGATGCGCCGACGGACAAGTCGGCAAAGACTCAGGCCTGTGGTCCGACAACGTCCACTGCCCCGAGCTGCCCACGAAGAAGGGCATGTGTGCCCAGCACTACATGCGCTACTACCGCTACCGGGTCGCTCACCTGCTCCCCGTCGACCAGGACTTCGAGCCGATCGCATGAGGATCGTGGAGTTCGTAACCGTCGTAACCAATGGCATCAACGCACGTCATCCCACACAGACGGTTGACGAACACGCTATGGTCATGCTAAGTCTCGACCGCTGCGCCACAGCGGGTGAGTGATGGCACGTAAGCCTGGGCTCAGCGGCAGACCCTGGAACCGCATCCGCAACGCAGTCCTCGCCACATCGACGACGTGCTGGATCTGCGGCAAACCAGGTGCCGACACCGTCGACCACCTCACCCCACAGTCGCGTGGTGGCGCACCGTACGATCCACGCAACCTCGCCCCCGCTCACCGCTCATGCAACTCGAAGCGTGGTGCCTCGCTGTTCATGCCATCACGCAAATGGTGACAGAGCGTGACCGTTTTTAGCGGCGACGACCACGCTGAAGAGCCGGCCTCACCCGCTCTCTCTGACCTCGCTGGGAGGCCCTGTGGTCGCCAAACGGTCCCCTCTGGCCTCGGGGCCGCGTCGGGAGGCTTTGGAGGCTGTAAGGGCGGTTCTGGCCGCCAATCTGGCGTTGGCTGAGCCGCCGTCGGTCGCTGCGTTGGCGAAGGAGATGCGGGCGTTGCTCGCCGAGTTGGAATCGTTGGCCACCCCGAAGGGGAAGTCCGCTCTTGACGATCTTGCTAAGCGCCGAGCCAAGAGGCGTACAGGTGCCGCAGTTGGTGCACCTGCCCCCCGGCGTGGTCAGCCTGGCGGCCGCGGTCGAAACGATCGAGCTGGCTGAGTCCGTCGGCCTCGTCTTGGACGAGGCGCAGCGGTTCGTGGTCAACGCGGCATGTGGTGAGCGTGCGGACGGTTCGTGGGCGGCGTCTGAGGTCGCCGATATCGAGCCGAGGCAGAACGGGAAGGGCGACACGAAGATCGCCCGCCAACTGGCCGGGCTGTTCCTGTTCGGCGAGGCGTTGCAGATCCACACGGCGCACGAGTTCCCGACGGCGAACGAGATGTTTCTGCGGCTGGTGTCGCTGATCGAGGGCTCGGATGATCTGCGCAGACGGGTGGCGCGTGTCCGGTATGCGAACGGCGAGCAGGGTGTCGAGTTGTTGAACGGCAACCGGTTGAAGTATCGGGCTCGTACGGGTGGTTCGGGGCGTGGGTTCGCCGGTGTGTCGGTCTTGTACTACGACGAGGCCCTGTTTTTGACGGATGCGCATATGGGTGCGTCGCGGCCGGCGTTGATCACGAACCCGAACGCTCAGGTCTGGTATGCGTCGAGCCCTGGTCTGGCGACTTCGGCGGTGATGTGGCGGTTGCGGAAGCGGGCGTTACGTCAGGACGGCAGCCGTCTCGCCTATATCGAGCACACCGCCGAGGATGTGTCGCTCGACACGAATGGCCGTGTCCGGTCTCGGCGTCCGGATCCAGATGATCGTGGGGCGTGGGCGTTGGCGAACCCGACGCTCGGTGATCGGATCACGGTGGAGGCGGTCGAGTCGGAGCGGGCGTCGATGTCGACGGAGACGTTTCTTCGTGAACGTCTCGGTGTGTGGGATCCGGAGTTGGGTCAGGACAACACCGGTCCGTGGCCTGCGGAGGTGTGGTTGGCGGCGCTCGATGTGAATGCGGCGCCGGAAGGCCGTCTGGCGGTCGGGGTCGCGTGTACGCCGGGTCAGTCGTGGTCGTCGATCGCGGTGGCTGGTGGCGGCCGGGTCGAGCTCGTCGAGCATCGGCCGTCGGCGACGTGGCTGGTGGATCGTCTGGTCGAGTTGCGGGATCGGAACTCCGATCTTCGGGATGCGTCGGTGGCGGTCGATTCTTCGGGGCCGGCGGGGTTCGTGATCCGGGCGTTGGAGACGGCCGGGTTCGCGGTGGTGAAAGTCGGAGCCCAGTTGATGGGGCAGGCGTGCGCGTACATGTCGACGTCGGTGACGGAAGGCCAGGTTCGTGTCCGCCCGCACGATGATTTGACGGCGGCTGTGGGTGGTGCGCAGACGTTGCCGAAAGACGACGTTTGGGTCTGGTCCCGCAAGGATGACTCGACGGACATTTCGCCTCTCGAGGCCGTCACTCTCGCCCATTGGGCGTCGGTCCACGCTGTCGACGATTTGCGGATCTGGTGAAGGAGGCGACACGGGATGCTCGATTTGGTCGTGATGGTGTTGCAGCTCGTCGGCCTGGCTTTGCTTGTGGTGTGCGCGTGGGTGGTGTACTGGAAAGCCGGGGTCGGGGTGTTGGGTGCCGTGTCGCTGCTCGTGGGTTACATGCTCGGCCGGGAACCGTCCGGTGATGTCCCGTGAGAGGCCTGTTCAACCGGGTGGAGAAGCGCGAGTTGATCGGGATGTACGACCCGGTTGTCGGCATGTTCAACGCCCGCCGGATAGCGGCTCTCGGGCAGACGTCGGTGACGTCTGATCGGGCGATGCGGCATATGGCTGTGTGGCGTTGCAAGCACCTGCTCGCCGATCTGGTGTCGGGGTTGCCGATCGATCAGTTCCGCGCGCAGGACAAGGATCGTAAACGGATGCCGCAGTCGGAGTTCGTGCGTACCCCGTCGGATCTGATCGAGCAGGACGAATGGTGTTACGCGTTGATGTTGTCGGCGCTTGATTGTGGGAACGGGTTCGCGTTGGTGACGAAGTGGGGTGCGGACGGTCTGGCCCGCCGCGCCGAGGTGGTTCCTCATGAGCAGGTGTCGGTGACGCAGCGCGGGTTTCTCGATCCGCCGGAGTACAAGATCGGTAGCAAGGTGGTCGACACCGACAAGGTCCTTCATCTCCGGGCGTTCGGTCCTGCGCCTGGTTCGGTGATGGGGATGTCTCCGATCCAGGCGATGGCGCCGACGGTGGCGCTCGGTCTCGCCGTCCGCGATTTCGGGTCGACGTGGTACAGCTCCGGTGGTCATCCGACGTCGCTGTTGACGACGACGCAGACGATCTCCGATGACATCGCCACCGCCGCCAAGGAGAAGTTTCGTTCGGCTACGACCGGTGACCACATCGCCGTGTTGGGTAACGCATGGCAGTTACAGTCGGTGCAGCAGCATCCGTCGGACGCGCTGTTTTTGAACGCGACGAACGCGACGACGGTGGACATCTGCGGCTATTACGGTGTCCCGCCCGAGTTCTTGGGTTACGCCAACGCCGGTGCCGGGTCGGTGACCTACGCGAATCGTGAGCAACGCATCCTCGATCTGTTGACGATGACGGTCGGATGGTGGGTCGGGCGTATCGAACGGCTGATTTCCCGTCAGATCCCGCAACCGCAGTTCGTGAAAAAGAACGTTGACGAGTTGCTCCGCTCCGACGCGGCGACGCGTTGGCAGATCCATGACACCGCCGTGAAGATGGGTGCGATGTCGAACGACGAGGTTCGTCGTATCGAGGATGAGGAACCGATCCCCGGCGGTCAAGGCAACCAGTTCTTGTGGCCGCCGGCTGGTGTCCGTGTCATCGTCGACGATCAAGGCAACCTGGTCGGGCCGACGACGCCGGCCCCTGCCGGTGGCGAAGGGCTCGGTCCGGCCACGGCACCGCAGTCGCCGCCGGTCCCTGCCCCAGCCCCTACGGGAGGCGTGAAGAAATGAAGACCGACCTCGAAATCCGCCTCTACACCGGGTTGGAGATGGAGATGCGCAAGGGTGCCGACGGCACGGTCGATTTCCGTGGCTACGGTTCCGCCTACGACGCCTGGTATCCGGTTGCCGGTGGCAAGGATGCCGGCGGCTGGGCCGAGATGGTCGCCCGTGGTTCCGGTTCGCAAACTCTCAACGGTAAACCCGATGTGCGTTTGCTCGTCAACCATGGTGGCCTGCCCTTGGCCCGCACTCGTTCGGGGACGATGACCCTCGAGGAGGATGGCCGCGGCCTCGTCGCTCTTGCCCCGAACCTCGATCTACGCAACCCGAAGGTGCAAGAAGTCGCTTCGGCGATGGAGCGCGGCGACGTTGATGAGATGTCGTTCGCCTTTCGCGTTGTCCGCCAAGAATGGAACGACGACTACACCGAGCGGATCATTCGCGAGTTCGACCTCGGTGTCCGAGGTTCCGACATGTCGATCGTCACATACGGAGCAAACCCGGCGACCGTCGCGCAGATCCGATCTGCCGCCCACATCGATGAGCTGCGCGCCAGTGCAGCGACACCGACGATGTCGCTCGACTATCTACGAGCCATCGCCACCCAGATACGCGTTCACAACTAGCTCACCATCTCGACGCCGGAATCCACGCCCGACCGCCTTGCTTGCGCGGCACGACCTGGTTGCCACCTCGACACCGGAAGCGGACCCCCCAACCACTTTCCGACCCCAGGAGAACACCGATGACCATGCTTGGAAGCAAGCTCGACGATCTGCGCGCCCTGCTCAAAGCGAACCTCGATGACCGTGCCGCCAAAGAGGCCCGCGTCGACGAGATCCTCGCCGTCGTAGAGGCCCGTTCCGACAAGACTCCGACCGCCCCCGAAGCGGCCGAGGTCGAAACGATCCGCACTGCCGTCGTCGAACTCGACGAGGCCCGCAAGTCACTCGCCGATGAGATCGCCAAAGCCGAAGGCCGGGCCGCGTCCCGCACCGAAGCCGAAGCGGCCGCCCGTGCGCTACCGACTCCGACGATCACCACGACCGCCGGCACGGTCGCCGTGAAGTCCGAGGAGCGGGTGTACCGCCCGGGTGCGCAGACGTCGTTCTTCGCTGATCTGTACGCCCAGACGTTCATGCGTGGCGACTTCCGCGGCGCCAGCGAACGCCTCGCCCGCCATGAAGCCGAGATGGCCGTCGAATATCGCGACATCGGTGTCGCTGCCGCCGCCGGCACGATCCCGCCGAAGTACCTGACCGACCAGTTCTCGATCAACCTGCGCGCCGGTCGCCCTTTCCTCAACGCGCTCAACTCGCAGGCGCTCCCGCCTGACTTCGTGTCGACCGTCATTCCCCGCGGTACGCAAGGGTCGGTGGCAGGGGTCGTATCCGAGGGGTCCGGCTTCGCCGAGCAGGACATTGCCGTCACCAACGACACCCCCGTCGTGCAACTCATCGGCGACCAACAGGACGTGTCGCGCACCCTGTTCGAGCGTGGCGGATACGTCGTCGACGGGATCATCTTCCCCGATCTCGTCGCCGCCGCCG